TCGGGCTGGGCCTGGCTGTTCTCATGACGAACGAGCGCACCTTCCAGTGCCGCCGCAACAGTGCCTGCCGGGCCTGGCTGCCCGAAAGTGCCATCGAATGGCAAGAGATTTCAGGCAGGCGCCGGCCGTTCTGCCTGCCGGGCATGTGCCCTAACGGCAAGCGCAGCGATACCTCAGAGGATCTGCTGGTGCTGCAGCTCGATGCCCGCAGGCTCAGGGCTGAGGTCAGGGATGCCAAGGCCTCGGCAGAGCGAGCCCTAGCCAAGCTGGAAACGGTGCAGGATGCGCTGACGGTGGCCCTAGAGATCAGGGACATCTTTGATCAGGGAATCATCGAGCTGCCTGAAGATCCAGAGAAGGAGGAAGCGGCACCGATCCTGATGATTAGCGATATTCACTGCGGCATGGTGGTGAAGCCTTCAGCGGTCAACGAACTCAACGAATTTTCGCCTGACATTTTCGATGATCGGCTTGATGCGGTGTTCCGCAATGCCCTGAAGATCATCAACGGCCAGCGCAATACCATGACCATCCGCGAGGGCGTGGTCTGGCTCGGCGGCGACATGATTGAAGGTGAGCTGCACAACGACGCCGTGCAGAATCAAACCCTGACCACCACGCAGCAGATCGTGCGGTGTCAGTTGGCCCTGGTGCGGGGCTTTGATTACCTGCTGGCCCACTCGGATCTAGAGCGGATCATGGTGCCCTGCAATGTGGGCAATCATGACCGGACGACCAAGAAGCAGCAGAGCAACGCTACTGAGAACAGCTTTGCCCATTTGATGTATCACAACCTCAGAAGGCACTACAGGGACCAGCCCCGCCTGGTGTGGCAGATCGCTGATGCCGACTGTCTTTACCTCGATTTATACGACAAGCGAATCAGGTTCTTTCACGGTGATTCCGTCAAATACAACGGTGGCGCCGCTGGCCCGCTGTGGAACGTGGACAAGCACGTTAAGAACCTTGATCAGAGCATCCCAGCCGATAACACCTTTCACGGTCACTTCCACACCCTCAGCTTCGGCAGGGCCACCGGTAACGGCAGCCTTCCCGGTTGCGCCCCCTATGGCCACCGCCAGGGCTATAGGCCCGAGCGACCTCAGCAGGGGATGAGGTTCCTGCACAGCCGCTTGGGTTTCGTTGGTTCATTCCCGGTCTTCACCGAGTAACACGTGTCCTATCGGATTGAAGGATCTCAGCTTGTTTCCAAACGTGTCACAAAAAACAGCTTCAGACGGGAGATCATCGATTCGTGGGATGGTGCCTGCGCCTACTGCGGGTGCGAGCCAGAGAAGATCACGCTTGACCACGTGATCCCCAAGGTGAAGGGGGGTATGACGGTGCGATCGAACCTTGTGCCGGCATGTGCTGGCTGCAACGTGTCAAAGAACCACTGTGATGTGTGGTCCTGGTATCACGCGCAGCCGTTCCACACTGCCGCGAGGGAGGAGCGGATCAGGAGCTGGCTGGCCCCTGATTGATCACTTCGCCTTCATGCCCCCGCCCTTGGCTGGCTTCGGCTTCTTCGGCATGGCCTGCTTTTTGCCCTTGCCAGCTTTGCCCATGGGCATGGAGCCCTTGCCTGCTTTGTCGTTGTACACGGGGTCAGCGGTCACTACCTGAGGTTTCCCGGAAACCTGAGCCAGATCGTGCGGCGCCATGTCCATCCCCGTCCTCAACAGCCTGTGGCGGATCACCCCAAGGGATGACCGTGAGCTGATCCGGGGTTATGCGGGCTGGCCCCTGTCGGTGACCAACCTGACCGAGCTGACCTCGATCCTCAACCGGGTGGCGATCACCTCCACTGCTGCCGTAACCCAGGTGCAACGATGGATCGACGAGATCGAGAACCTGGAAGCGGACTATGCGGATCAGGTGGAATCGGGCAAAGCGCACCTCAACAATGCGGCGAGCTACGAAGGCCCAACCCCTGGCAAGACCCTCAGCCGCGACGACCTGAGGAGCAAAGCCGACGTACTGGAGTGGGATACCAGCCTGCTAAGGGTGAAGTACGAGAGCGGCGGCGCTGGTGGGACGGCCGGCGCCGTGCTCGGCGGACGTTTGGAGTCCTTAAAAGGGCGGATCTTCCAGACCCTGGGGATCCAACCGGTCAGCGGCAGCGGCAGCGGCATGGCAATGCTGGTTCGTAGCTGATGGCCACTGACTTCGCTGAATACGCGAACCTGCGGATGCTGTGGCAACCGCCGGGGACGATCACGAACTTCCGTGCGGGGGTGCCTGCTGCTGGCCCTGCGGTAGTGGTCGAGGCGTTCGCCAAGCCGCAAGGCAGGAGTGAGCAGGATCTACCGGGGGTGAAGGCGGGCTCGCTGATGCTCGAAGGCTTCATCGCCCGCTGGGCGCTGCTGGGCTCCGCAAACTGGCTGGTGGCCGGTGCTTCCCTCACGTGGGATGAGACGGGCTACAGGCCCGCTGGGATGCTGCCAGGAGCCACAGGGCAGGCGGTGCTCACTGATCTCACCGTGCTGCCCACACTGGCCGATGGTACCGAACAAGGGCAGCTGCGCATCCTGGAGTTCCCGTTCGGAGTCGGCGGGATCGGCATCGAGCTACGCGAGGCACTAGGGGAAAAGTTCAAGGGGGCACTGTTTACTGCGGTGTAGGAAGACTAAGGAAGAAGCTAAGGAAGAAACTAAGGAGCAACCATGAGCATCCGGGTAGAAACCACGGTGACCGGCCCCGGCCCTGGGGAGATGAACCAGATACTGGCGGGAATCGTGCAGGACACGTTTGCTGAGCTGATCAACAAGTATCAGGCATCGTTCAATCCACCGGCTTGGGAATGGCCACGGGAAACCAAGCGCTACAAGGGAAGGAAAAAGGATCGTTCGGGGAAAGTCAGGCGCACCTTTGTAGTGGTTGGCAGCCCGCGTAACCTCAAGGATCGCGGCACGCTTAGCCAATCGTTCTCTTATTCCTCCCCCAATCCTTTTGTCCTAGAAGCCACCTGGAGCGCCGATTACGCCACCGCCGTGCATGATGGAGCTCGCCTCCGCAATGGCACCATCCTGCCGGCCAGGCCCTGGACTGATGCGGTCAGGGGCACGGTGCAGGTATCGGGCATCCCGGTGTTCCCGCTTGGCCGGAAGCTGCAGCAGCGCATCCAGAGGGCGGTGGCGGGGTCTTAGTTTAAGCCTTTTGAACTGCGCTTTCTCTTCACCGTGATGCCGGCTAGAACGCAAACACCTTGGGATAACCATGCGTGACCTAGGTTAGTGTTGAAAACAAACACATCACCTGGGCTAACCTCAAGAGCCCCATGCTTTGTGATCAACTCTGACAATAAGTAGAAGCTGCTGTCGTCACTGACAAGACAGGCAACGTTTACGCCGCTTCCTGGGTCCGTGTGCCATTTTATGCTGCCGTTGCAAGGTAGAAAGTTGACCGAAGCATATCTACCTGCCTGACACGGGACGTATCCGGCGGCATTTGCAAGTCTTGCAAGAGCGGGGAAATCCCACTCTTCCAAAGACGCTGTGTATGATTCAACTTGGCCAACTTCAACCATCCCCTCCCAGTTGCGCTGCGGATGTTGAAAGTTTTCAATCCTGCCTATCAGTCTTGGTTTCATTGGTGTCTTGGGGTCGGTGGTGGTGAATGGGTGCCGGGTGGGGCGCCCCCTGTAGTGCAAGCCGCAAGGGCCACCCGGCCCCCACATCATAAGCCATTGCGCTTCCCTAAGCCATAACGGCAAGCTGAGACAACACAACCGCAGCACCGTGCCGCTTCCCTTTGTCACTGCGCCAGAGATCCGGGTCGAGCAGGTGGGGGATGAGACCACCGGCATCCTGGAGTTCCCCGTTTTCAACAGCCTGCTGGCTGGTGAGCGGATGCTGCTCGATGAGATCGACTACCAGAGTGCGGTGAACGAGCAGACCCACCGGCTGGCCCGCATCATCCAAGAGATGGACGAGCTACCAGAGGAAGTCGCCAAGTTGGTGGCCTCTCGCCTGATGGCCAAGCACATCGGCATTCCCGTGGTGCTGGAGCCCAAGGAGGACTACATCCGCCAGCGTGAGCACCGCCTGATCCGCGATATTGACAACCGCCTCTCAGCTCAGAACGAGGCCCAGGTCACTCGGCTGGTCACCGCCGCGATCGTCTACCGGCTGGGCAAGGTGGATCCCGACTGCGCCAAATGGACCGACGACGACACCCGCAACCTCACCGAGGGGCTGCGCAATGCCATCTATGCCTTCATGTTGCGCGAGCAACGCGGGGGCGCTGCACCGGCTGATCCTGCGGCCACGCTGCAGCTGATGGCCGACAGCCTGGGAAAGCCCAACCTGCTCCCACCGACTGGGGAGCCATCTTCTGGCAGCTCAACGACCTCTGGCCCCGTCACCAGGCCTTTACCAGCGAGCACTTCGCCTGGTGCCCCGAAGCCACCATCTGGGAAGCGCTCGACCAAGGAACCCGCCTCCTGAGAGAACGGCTGCACGCGGCAGAGCGGCCGATCGCTAACTTCCACGCCTGGTATGCCAGCGCTCACCGCGACACCGAGAAGCGCCGCGAGCCGTTCACGATGGAGGAGTTCTGCTGGTTCCTCCCGCCCAAGAATCAGGACGCAGCCGAGGGGCCGCCTGCTGCAGCCGGTGCGGCGATGCTGGCCCTATGCGAGGCACGCCAGGTGCCAGGGTTCGCGATGGCCTTCTACGACGCCTTGGCCACCGCCGGGGAGGGGACGCCACCGCCGCCACTGCTGGCCCTGCTAGCAGACGATGCCCTGCTACTCGCCCCGGTGGAACATCAGGACGGCTGGCGGGGGCTGCTGCTGGCGGAGGACACAGCAGCGGGGCAAGAGCGCACTTTCAGGCTGGCGGATGATCCGCAGCGGCTGGTGACCCTACTCGTCCCACCCGCTCCCGATGCTGCAGCGCCAGCATGGGCGGCGGCAGACTCATGGCTTCCCATCGTTCGATCTCCCGGTAGCACTGCTCCACCGCCTGCGCTGCTGCCTGAATTGACGTGAAGTAGCCCAGCGACCACCGCCTTCCAGCCCACCACACGCGAGCCTGATACGGGCGCCGTGCGTTATGGGGGCAGTGAGAAACGCCGCGAGGGTAGGAAGCCATGCCTCAGCTTTCCCACCTAAGCCGCTGAGAAGGCTTAAGCCGTGGCGGGAACCTGCGAGGTAACGCACCGGCAGCGCCGGAACGATCATGCCCCAAACGTGGGAACAGGCTTACGGCTTCCGGTTCTATTTCACACCGATGAAGTCGGCTTCGGTGGACCTGACCCAGGTGGCGCTGGGTGGCCTCGGCACCGGCAAGTTCATTGACCCCTCCACGCTGCAAAGCTCCACCGCTACGGTGATCACTGCCGGGACCGGTGACACTTTCGCGCTGGGGGTCGGCACCAAGGCGATCACCAATGCGGCCCTCGCCTCCAACGTGGTCACCCTTACCTTTGCCGCTGCCCATGGCATCACGGTGGGCAAGCGCATTGCTGTGAAGGATCTCCCCGCTCCCTTCACCAGCTTGAACGGCTCGTTCGTGGTGGCCTCGGTGACCACTGCCAGCCCGTTTACCCTGACCTATGCCCTCACCGGCACCAACGTCACCTCTGCCGCCGTCTCGGCTGGCGTGGTGGCCCCCAGCTTGCTGCTGGATGGCACCGATGCCCCGTTCCGCCTGCTGGGCCTCAGCAACCTCCAGCCCAGCAACAGCACCAAGAAGGAGAGCATCACCATCTACGACGATGAGGCAGGCTCCTACGACACCCCGATTCCTACCGGGCGCTCTAAGGACTGGGCCTTGGAAGGTGCAATGAACTACGCCGATCCTGCCTGGCGGGCCATGCGCTTCTGTGAGGAGTTCAACGTGACCGAGAAGCTGATGTGCAAGTATGCGGTCATCGGCCCCAACAACGGCAAACAGGTGGAGTACGGCTTCGGGTTCTTTGAGAACTACCAGCCGGACCAGCCGGCCGGAGGTGTGATCAAGTTCAAGGTCAGCCTGGCCGGTTACGGCAAGGTGGGCCTTGACCTGCTCTGATCATGGCGATCACTGTTCGGGGGGAGACGTTTGAGGGCTACAACAAGCCCAAGCGAACCCCCCAGCACGCCACTAAGAGCCATGCGGTATTGGCGAAGGAGGGTGAAAAGGTGCGGCTAATCCGGTTCGGGCAGCAGGGGGTGAAGGGTGCCGGTGATCAACCGCGCACCAAGGCACAGAAGGCCCGCCGCGCTAGCTTCAAGGCCCGCCATGCCGAGAACATCGCCAAGGGCCCAATGAGTGCCGCCTACTGGGCGAACAGGGTGAAGTGGTAGACCAAGTGAACTATCTGGAAATCCCGGATAGTTGACGTAATGCCCCGGTGCTGCCGGGGCTTTTTATTGCCCTTTATGCCTCAGCGCTAAACGGCTGACTGACGCGCTCCATGCGCTTGGCCCAGGTGTCGCCACCTTCGCGGCCTTTGAGTGGGTTGATGCAGGCGGGGTCGTTGACCATGTTGCAGACAAGGCCCGCTAGATCAAGCTCTGAGGCCTTCTTGCCGGTGGCCCAGTACAACTGCCCACCTAGCCATCGAGCGCCGCAGCGTGAGCAGGAGCGGGCTTCCATGGCGGCATCGGCGGTGGTTGCGGGAGGTTTCCGGCAGTAACGGGCGTTAGGCGGTAGTCAGGCTTAGTCGCTTGAGCAGACCAGCGATGTCGTGGTTAACCGTTGCCAGGGCTGGCTCTTCGTACTGGGCAACGTGCCCAAAACGGCGGATGGCGGACTGATCGCGGTGCCGCTCCTTATGTTCTTGGCGGATGCGTTCGCTTTGCAGCGAGGCTTGGGACGGTCCGAATTTTGAGTTAGCCATCGCTTTAGCTTGAATGAGCGAAACTTTCCGCTCCTTAGTCAACCACTTAACAAAAGCGACTTTGCGCTTACCAACTGGCACGCTTTCGTCGTTCCAGTCAAAATTAACAGTCATGGAAGCGGGAGTCAGGTGGGGTGAATCGGTGGAAGCTTGGTCATGGCTGCTTCTTTCCAAATCCCTTTGATGGGGGCCTCCTCAGGTCTAAAGTGTTGTAATCCT